TTAATAAACGTACATAATATCATTATTAATGAAAAAAGGAAAAAGTGTTAAACTTAACCTGTTCAATCCCATAAAATCACAGTATGGGACAGTAGATTCCAAAAACTTAAAATCAGTTTACATAAACATTCAATCATGGGTTACACCAAAAGAAGAGTTAGATAATTGGAACCGAGTTGTCTCAGGTTTGGGACGAGAAATAAAAAATTCCGTTTATGAATCAATAGATTGTAAAATTTTTCAAGAAAAAAATATTGTTGATTTGGACCTTCGGACAAGTGGAATATCTAAAGGGAAAAAATCATTTTTCAATTTGGAAATCAATCTATATACCCTACGTGATATGGATTTCAAGTGTGATGAACTAAAAGAATCAATAAAAACTATAGTCAAATCCATCTATAAAAATAACGTGATTCAAAACAAATACTTTGATTTTTCGATTTCTAAAAAAGACGAAAACTAGCAAACAATCCAAATCCGTATATTTATCTTAAAAGATTAGATGAAAAATTTAAGAATTTTAGAAGCGAGCGAACTTGGCCATGGTATATTGATTGAAATGGATGCAGGTTGGGTTTCTCCCAAAGACACTCATAATATTGATGTTCTAAAAGAAGCTGCCAATTTAGATTATAGAAATCCATTTGAGTTTTATGCAGTTCTTCAAAAATACGACACACCAAATAGAAATGGAAGAACGTATCCTGAAAGGATTTTGAAAAGAGAATCTGAAAGATATAAGCAAGCAATTTCTAAGGGGTTATCCACATCAGAATTAAACCACCCTGAGTCGTCATTAATTGACTTAGACAGAGTATCTCACATTATCACAGACATATGGTGGGATAAAAATATACTCATGGGAAAACTCAAATTATTGACATCTCCAGGGTTTCATGAAAGAGGTATAGTTTCAACTAAAGGAGACCAAGCGGCTAACTTAATGAGACAAGGAGTAACATTAGGAATTTCATCAAGAGGTGTTGGGTCATTAAAAAAAGTTGGAGAAAGAAATGAAGTACAAGATGACTTTGAATTAATATGTTTTGATTTGGTATCTTCTCCATCAACACCAGGAGCTTATTTATTTTCTAACCCTGACGAAAGAAGCAAGTATGAAGAAAATTTAGAAGAAGAAATAAAATCTAAACAAAATAACGACTATGTTGAAAAGTCGGTTGACTTAATGAGAAAATTAGACGATTTTTTAGGAAAATAAAATTATGGACGAAAAATATTTTGTAGCAAAAATTCAGTATGATTTCCCTGATGAAAACACAGGTAAGATTAAAAAAGTTAGAGAAGAGAAACTTGTTAAAGGTTACTCTGTCACAGATGTGGAAGCTAAAGTGACTAAAAAATACGAAGGATTCACTCATGATTGGAGAATCACTGCAGTATCCGAAAGTAAAATCGACGAAGTAATTGAGTAATCAATAATCAAACTGAAACAAAGAAAGTGGTCAATCGACCACTTTTTTTATTTTGGGGATATCGTAAAATGAATTTTTTTAATTTTGGTACTATTTATATGTTAAAATAAACAATTTTTTTCTATGCAAGAAAATAAAAATTTAGTACAAGAGGCGTTAATTCAAATGAGAAATGTTGAAGAAGCAATCGCCCAGAATGCAAAAGGAATACTTGCTTCAACTATGAAGGAAGAAATCAACCAATTAGTAAAAGAATCTCTGTCAGAGCAAGATATGGAAGATGAGATTGAATTAGATACAGATATCGATACCGATATGCCTGTTGATAATGATGATGATATGGAAATGGACATGGAATTTGATATGGACATGGATATGGATTCAGAAGAAAGTCCAATAGATTTGACTGATGCTTCAGACGAAGAAATTCTTAAGGTGTTCAAGGCTATGGGTGAAGAAGATGGTATCATCGTTAAAAAAGACGGTGAAGATATTCACTTAAGCGATACTGACACTGACTCAGAATATTTAGTTAAGCTTGGTGAGTCCGAGGAAGAAATAGATGAAATGATGGATTTAGAAGAAATGGATGACATGGATGTTGATACAGAAGATGTAATCAATGCTATTTTCTCAAAAGACGGAGATGTTGAAGATTTCGACATGGACCAAGATGAAGAAGTTATGTATGAAATTGAATTCGAAGAAGACGACCTTGAAGAAGGAGAAGATCTTGAAGAAGGAGAAGATCTTGAAGAAGGAGAAGACCTTGAAGAAGGAGAAGACCTTGAAGAAGGAGAATACATGGATGAAATGGACATGGATGAAATGGACATGGATGAAATGTACATGGATGAAGAAGAAGATTTGGACGAATCTTACAACCACAGAAGAGCTGTTAGAGAAGGTAAATCGACAGTAAAACCTAAAGGTGTTGGAATTGGGTCTGGTCCTAAATTCACTTACAAAGATAAAGCTAAAGGCGGATTCGATGAGAAGAAGAAAGAAGGACCAAAATCAGTTGGTACTGGTAAACCAAAGTTCGAATACAAGAAAGGTGAAAATATGGAACAAAAATCCAAAGTTGTTAAGGCTGAAACAAAAGAGGGTGCTCACGGAATGAAAAAACCTAACACCTTAAAAAAGAAACCTTTTGGAAAAGAGGAAACTAAAGAAGCAGCAAGAACTTATGGAATGGGTTCAAAAGAAGGAAGAGGACTTAGAAAAGGTATTACCCCAAACAGAAATTTTGTTTATGGTAAGAACGGAGTAAAAACCGAATCCTCAGAATCAGAAGTTGCAACGTTGAGAGAGAAAAATGAAGAATACAGAAAAGCATTAAATGTTTTCAGAGAAAAACTTAATGAAGTTGCTATCTTCAATTCAAACTTGGCATATGCTACAAGATTATTCACTGAACATTCGACTACTAAAAAAGAAAAAATTAACATTCTTAGAAGATTTGATAATGTAGATACTTTGAAAGAATCTAAAAATCTTTACAGGTCGATTAAAGACGAATTGTCTAAAACTGAAAGTACACCAATTAACGAATCAGTAGAAACTAAATTAAACAAAGGTGTTTCTAGTGGTTCATCAACTACCCTAATTGAATCAAAAACTTATGAGAATCCTCAATTCTTAAGAATGAAAGATTTGATGAGTAAAATTGGGTAATTAAATAAACAAATAAAACAAACAAAACAAAATACTAAAAATGGGAGCATTATTAGAATCAGGTCTTGTAGGTAACATCGGTCTTAAGCACCTTAAAGTTATCAAAGAAGACACAATCAACAAATGGGACAAATTAGGATTCTTAGAGGGTCTTAAGGGTCACATGAGAGAAAACGTAGCTCAACTTTATGAAAACCAAGCTTCTCACTTAATTAACGAAGCATCATCTACATCTGATACAGGTGCATTTGAAACAGTTGTTTTCCCTATCGTTAGAAGAGTATTCTCTAAATTATTAGCAAACGATATCGTTTCAGTACAAGCAATGAACTTACCTATCGGTAAATTATTCTACTTCGTACCTAACATTCAGTCTTACCAACCAGGTACTTCTGAACACTACGCACCTTATGGTTCTCCAAACGCTGCGGCTGGTCAAACTCCTAACAGTGGTTATGACTACAACGCAACTAAAGACCTTTACGATAGATTCTACGAAGGTAACGAACCAGCTTTGGATCCTCCTGGATTGTTCGATTATTCTAAAGGACAATATTCGGCAATCACAGGAACTGTAGTTACAGTTGCTTGGGATGCTCTAGGTTTATTGTCACCTTCAGCATATACTGAAGATAACTACAGAAAAGTGTTAATCGTTATGTCAGGTTTTGCATCTGCTGGAGCAGGTAAATTAATCGGTCCTGATGGACAACCAATGGATAACGAAGCTTTCTTATCTGATTTGACAGTTTATGGTGTTTCAACTAACGTAAATACGGCAGCAAACGTAAATAATCCTTACTTGTTCAGAGTTGTAACTCAAAGATATGGTAAAGGTATTGTACAATACGGTAACAACAACGCTACATTAACATTCCCTCAGTCTAGAACTGACGGTGGTCAATATGACGACTTATGTGATGCTGAAGGTAAAATCTACTTAGAAGTTGATCTT